CCGCAAATTCATCATGGCGAGTACCCCAACCATTGAGGGTAGTTCGCGCATCTGGAAAGCCTTCGAGAAATCCGATCAGAGATATTTGTATCTGCCATGTCCGCATTGTGGCGAATTCCACACGCTGAAATTCGGCAACATGCACTGGGACGACCGCGACCCTACGACAGCGAGAATGGTATGTACTGCCTGTGGCGCATACTATACCGATGCGGATAAAATGCGAATGTTAGGCGAAGGTGAATGGCGGGCGCATCAGCCGTTTGCCGGTACGGCTGGATTTCATATATCGGCACTGTATTCACCCTGGCAGAAATTCTCTGACGTGGTTCAGGAATTCCTCGACAAGAAGGATCATCCTGAAACGATGAAAACCTTCGTCAACCTGCAACTAGGCGAATGCTGGGAAGATCGCAGCGGCGAAACCGTAGACCATGCCGCCTTGATGGCGCGGCGCGAATCGTGGGACATCAACGCGATACCGGATGATGTCGTGTTGATAACCGCTGGCATTGATACCCAGGACGACCGATTGGAATGTACCTTGCTCGGCTGGACCGGCATGGAACAGGCGCGAGTCTTAGACCATCTGCAACTGTGGGGTAATCCAGGCGATGCGACGGTATGGACGGAATTGGATGCCATCCTGCAAGCGCAATACCAGACCGACATGGGCCGATTGCTGCGTATCCGTGCGGCCTGTATCGACTCGGGCGGTTCGCATACCCAGCGCGTCTATGAATTCTGCCGGTCACGGGCTAACCGTAAGGTATTTCCAATTAAGGGCCGTCCCGGCAGTCACCCGCTATGGCCGAACAAGGTCAGCAAGAGCAAATTATCGAACGGTGTGCAGCTATACCTCGTTGGCGTCGATACCGGCAAGGACATGATGCGTTCCGCTTTTGGCGTGGTTAATCCCGACAGGCCGCGTTACGTCAGTTTTGCCGCTGATTTGCCGGATGCTTACTTTGTGCAGCTTGTCAGTGAGAAACGCCACACCGGCACCAATAAAGCCGGTTTCCCGGTTGTCACCTGGAAGAAGCCGCAAGGCGTCCGCAATGAGGCGCTGGACTGTTTCAACTACGCGCAAGCCGCGCTAGAGGCGCTCAAGGCATCAGGCGTCCGCTTAAAGGCTGTGGCGCAAAACGTAGCTGCGACACGACCGAGACAGCCAACAGCCAAGCCAGCCATACCCGTGGAAGCGATGCCGGTGGCCAACCCCGTGCGTCAGCCGATGCGGGCCACACGTAGACAGTCGAGTGCCATCCTATGACCTTCACCATCACCATCACCGAGGAATTCTCGGCATGGGCCAAGGAATTCCCGGAACTCATCAACCGGCAACTTAGCTATGCCGCTCGGTTGACCGTCAATGATCTGGCGTTTGCCGTCAAGGAAGAACTCGACCAAGAGCATCTGGCATTTTACAAGCCAACCCCGTTCACGACGAAAGCGATCCGCGTATACAAGGATACCGGCGCACTGCGCGAGATTGTCTCGAATGCCAGCATCAATCAGGGTCAGCCAACACGGGTAGGGCGCACTGAGTTTTCGGCTTATGTTGGCCTAATTCAGCAGGGTATGCCGGAACGGTTTAGCGGCGTAGCCAAGCGAGTTCCCGGCGTCAATGCCGTGCATAGTAAGGCATGGGAGAAGGTATTCCAACATCACTATGGCGGCGGCACGACCCGAGAAATGAAGCCGTTCGAGTATCGTTTGCAAGAAATAGGCAGAATGCCGAAAGGCCATTACGCCATCGAAACCGAATACTGCCCAAAGGATGCCTATGACAACCCGCAACGCGGGTTCATGGTGCAGATGCTTTCCTATTTTGAAGCATTTCCAAAGGACAAGCCTGGATACAAGGGAAACATGGATGAGAAGGGCAGAAGGCGGTTTGAAAAGCGTTTTGCCAAGAAGCAGAACATCAACCAGACCAAGTTTTTCACAATCACCGAATATGGCAAAGGACTGCCGCCCGGTATCTGGCAGCGCAAGGTCGGCGCGGATGGTAAAGGCATTACATTCCCGATCTTCTGGTATGTACCCGCCGCGCCGTATAATCCAAGGATTGATGTCGTTGATATTGGCCGGCAAGTCTTGGCCAGTTTTGCGCCCACCTATTTCGGCAAAAACCTCGACAAGGCCATTCAGGGCGATAGAAGCATTCAGCACCTCTTCAAGAAATAAGCATGGCCGATCCGATTGACGACTTGGAAGCCATGATTCAATCGGCGCTCGAATCCGCGCAAGCCACTGGCTGTATGCCGCATGTGCGCAAAAGCATCATCGAATGGCGGCAACAGTATGGCGGCGAAGTCTATATCGGCAAGCGTAAGCATCTATCACGTCATCAAGAGATATTTCGCCTCATCGAATCCGGCCTATCCTCATCGGAAATAGCCGAGCGTGTTGGGCTATCCCGTCAGGCCGTGCATAACGTCAAACGATCAAGACGTTCATCTTCGATACTGTAAAGTATCTGCCCCTAGTTTGATTGACCTATGCCGTCTATCGTTGCGGCATGGCGTATACCCAATCCCAACTTGAAGCCATCGAAAAGGCGATAGCCCTTGGCGTTACTCGCGTCGAATATGCCGACAGCGTGACGCAATACCAGAAGCTATCCGACCTGATTGCTTTGCGTGACCAGATGAAAGCAGAGCTAGGCGTCGAAACGACCGCCACGGCAAGAGGCCGCGCATGGTTCCCGACGACGAGTAACGGGCTATGAGCAACGTGGTCAGACTCAACCCGCGTCATGCCGGCTTGCTGGATCACACGGGCCAGCCGATCAAACAGCGCCGTTATGAGGCGTCAAGCCATCTAGGCCGTTTTGCCAAGTGGTTCACGCAATCGACGGATGCCGATGCGGCCAATAACGATCCGATCACGTTACGGAATCGCGCCCGCGATCTGGTACGCAATAACCCATGGTCGAACAAAGCCCTGCAAACGGTTGTTGGCAATGCCGTGGGCTATGGGATTCGCGCTCAGTTCAAATCCAAGTCGAAGAATAGAGCCGCGACGGTACAGGCGATGTGGGAGCAGCACTGCGAAACCCGCGCTATTGATGCAGATGGCATGCTCGACATTTACGGGCTGCAATCGCTGGCGTTTCGCGCCATGGTCGAATCTGGAGAAGTTCTGATTCGCTTGCGTCCGCGTCGGCCAGAGGATCGTTTACCGCTACCGTTCCAGGTGCAGATTATCGAATCTGATTACCTAGCCGAAAACGAAGCCGAGGCCGTGAACTTCACTTCTGGCAATACCTTTCACCGGGGCATCGAATTCGATGGTATTGGCCGGCGAGTCGCGTATCACCTCTATCGTGAGCATCCAGGCGCGAAGAAGATATTTGCAGCGACTCCGCAAACCACCCGCGTTCCAGCATCGGAAATCATCCACCTATTCCGCAAGGATAGACCCGGCCAACAGCGCGGCGTGTCCTGGTTCGCGCCTGTCACCAAGGTTTTGCGTGATCTGGATGTCTACGAGGATGCCTACTTAGTTAGGCAGCAACTCGCCAATTTATTCGCGCTGTTCATGATCAGCAATGATCCCAATGACTTTGCTGATGAAATGGAACAGGAATTACCCGACCTTCAGCCGGGTACAAGCTACTTCCTGAAGCCGGGAACGGACATCAAGTTTTCCACGCCACCGCCCGCCGGCGAAGACCCTGCTTACCGGGATTCGCAGTTGCGTCGTGCGGCGGCTGGATTCGGTATCAGCTATGAATCCATGACCGGCAATTTCTCCGAGGTCAATTTCTCATCGGCGCGAATGGGCGCTCAGGAAATGGGCCGCAATCTCGATTCATGGCAGTGGATCACTTTCATTCCGCTGTTCTGCGACGGAATCAAAAACTGGTTTCTCGATTCGCTCAGCATGCAAACCGGCCTGAGTGTGGCCGATGTGACATGCGAATGGACCCCGCCAGCTAGGGTTCAAGTTGATCCCAACAAGGAAACCGACTCGCTGCTGAAATCCTGCAAGGGCGGATTTACCAGTGTCCCGGAAGCTATCAGACGGCAAGGGTTTGATCCCGTGGCCGTGGCCATGGAGAACAAGGAATATTTCGACCTGCTGGATAGTCTCGACATCAAGATTGAATCCGACTACCGGCAAAGCGCCAAACAACCGCAGGCGACCATGCCTGAAACCGCACCGGAGGCTACCAAACCATGAAAGGCAAGAAGAAAGGCGGCGGAGGTAAGAAATGCTGAAAACCGCACAACTGCCCATGCTCAGTACCCGCGCTTCCATTTCTCAAGAATCCTTTAATGAGAATGACCGCACGGTTGAATTGGTTTGGTCAACCGGCGCTCAGGTTCGCCGCTTTGACTGGCTGGATGGCCCGTATATCGAAGAACTAAGTATGGACCCTAGCCACATCCGCATGGATCGTATGAACAATGGCGCTCCATTCCTTAAAAACCATGAAAGCCAAGACATTGACAATGTTCTAGGCGTTTCTGAGCGTGGATGGGTAGAGAATGGCGAAGGGAAATCTCTAATACGTTTTGATGAAAGCGAAGAGACTGACAAGTATCTTTCAAAAATCAAAAAAAGAATTCTGAGAAATGTCAGTGTTGGCTACATTGTGCATGAGTATGAATTTATTCCGCCGTCTGAAAGAGGCGGATTGCCAGTTCACCGAGCTATTGATTGGGAGCCGCTAGAGGTTTCATTAGTAGCAGTGAATGCCGATGCGTCGGCCCAAATCCGCAGTCACGAACAACTGCATCCTGTTTCAATAACGACCCGAGGTAATGCTATGAGCGACCCCGAAAACCAAGTACCGGCGGCGGAAGCTCCGGCCCCGGAAACCCCTGCCAATGAACCCACCGAAAGCGCCGAGCAGATTGCTCAACGCGCTATCGCTCAGGAACGGACCCGTATCAGCGGCATCCGTGAAATGGTGCGCAGGGCCAAGCTGGATGACAGTGTGGCCGAATATCTCATTGAATCCGGCACCAGTCTCGATCTGGCCCGTGATGAAGTGCTGCGTCAGTGGAGCGATCGTGTTGACGCATCCGCAACCCCGAGCGGCAACGCTGACCCGGAACCCAAACAATCCCGCTCTGCCGAGCTTCAGCGGCAGTTGTTGAACCAAGTAGCAGGAGTCAAGTGATATGACGACTTACACCGAACCCTACCGCGATTATGAGGCTTTGCTGTACGCAGAGCCGGAATTCTTCGAGGCCATTACCCTGGTTTCCGGCGCTGGCGTCGTGGAACCAAATACCGTGCTTGGCAAGATCACCACTGGCACCACGGCTACGGCCACCGCATTTAGTGGCAATACTGGCAACGGCACCATGGGAACCATTACCGTATCTGCCGGCGCTGTCAACGGCACCTATAAGCTGGTCATCATTGAACCGGCCACCGATGCCGGCAAGTTCCAGGTGGAAGACCCGAACGGCAAGATCATCGGCACGGGCGCTGTCGCCGCTGCGTTCAGCAAAGGCGGATTGGCATTCACCCTGGCTGACGGCGCTACCGACTTTGCCGCAGGCGACGGTTTCGACATCGTAGTGGCTTCCGGTTCTGGCAAATACACCCCTTACGACGACGCTCTGACCAATGGCGCTCAGACTGCCGTTGCCGTGTGCCTGCAAGGCGCTGATGCGACTTCTGGCGACAAAACCGTAACCGCTCTGGTCCGTATTGGCGTCATCAAGAAGGATGCTCTGCAATGGCATACCGATGTCGATAGCACGGCCAAGGCCAAGGCTTACGTTGACCTGCAAGCCGCCAATATCATTGCGAGGTAATGATGAAGCCACATACAAAAGTGTTGCACGAGACACTGCTACGCTGCTGTAAGGGCATCATTGCTGCTTGGGAAAAATGGCTTAAAGAGGCGCAAGCCGCGTAACTGAATATCCATCTGGGCACCCGGCCTGACGACCCTTGTATAAGGCACTCAGGTTCATGGCGACCCCGGTTAAACACCGAGGATCACCATGGACTTTTTCACCGATTACTTTACTGGCGAGGAACTGCTGGCATCCATTGCCAAAGCTCCTTACATCCCTGGCCGGCTGAATGACCCGGCTATTTTTACTACCCGTGGACTGGTAGGAACCAAGCTGGTCATGGAAGAGCAGCCGCTGAATGATGCGGGCGTTCTGACCGCTACTCCGCGTGGCACTCCGGGTAAGGCGCAAACGCTGGAAAAGCGCAAAATCCATCAATTTGAAACGGCCCATTACAGGGTTGATGGTAGCGTTTCAGCCGACGAAGTGCTGGGTTTCAGAGCGACGGCCAGCATGGCCCGTGAAGTTATCACGACCCGCCGTGACGAAACCATTGCCAAGATGCGCCGTGATATTGACCTGACACTGGAAACCTTGCGCATAGGCGTTCTG